CAGTCACAGTCGGTGCTGGTTACACCGTCACAGTACAAGGAGTTTGGACAATCGTATGACTAGTAAAATTATAGTTAATAATATAGAAGCAGATGTTGGAGTTTCTAGTGTAACAATTAGTAGTCCAGTAAATCTTAGTGGTGGCATTACTGGTGGTGGTTTTGCTGTTGGCACTGGCGCTTCAATTGGTTCTCCCGCAACTAATGTACTAACTGTAAGTACAAATAATACTGAAAGAATAAGAGTAGGGGCTGCCGGATCTATTGGTATAGGAATCGATAATCCAACTAAACTTATTGATATAACTGGTGTTCATTCCGGAATTAATACAACCGGAAGATTTGTAATGAGTCCTCATTCATCTGGATGGGACACTGGTGTAACTTCTGGTAATATACATCACCACTATATTGATAATTTTAGGATATATTCTGGGCAGATTGGATCTGGAACTGAAAGATTTAAGGTTGATAGTTCTGGTAGAACAACATTACCTTATCAACCAGTAGCAACTGCTATAAACACCTCCGGAGTTGTTAATACAACTAATGAAAGTACTTTTAGTAAAGTTACTTTTATTACGGCAATTACTAATAGGGGAAATCATTATAGCACATCAACCGGATACTTTACTTGTCCAGTTGCTGGTGTTTATTATGTTAATGCTTTCTTTTTAACAAGAGCAATTTCAGGAAGTACAGGACACAATGTTTTTATTCGTAAAAATGACGCAACAACTAATGTAAAGGGTAGAAATATTGTTGCTGCCGCTGGACATGAGCAATGCACCGGTGTGACTGGTTACATAGATTGTGCAGCAGGTGATACACTATCAATTTATGTAAGTAATGGTAATAGTGGTGATTTTTTTAGTGAATATTCTTATGTTAATTTTTCATTGTTCGGATAAATACCACTAAATACTTCAAAACAATTTACATATAAGTATGGACTACACAATTACTTTAACCGAAGCAGAAGACCTAGCACTTCAATATGTCGCTGCTGACCCACAAGATTGGATTGATAACGCAGCACACAACCGTGCTCGCATTGCGATTGACGAAATCTGCGACCTCTACGTCAAGCATAAGTTAGACAACAACGAAACAATTACTGCCACCAACAAACCAGATATGGTTCTGGCAGCATACGAAGAAGGTTTAGTCAAGACAGCAGCACAAAGAAACGAAGAGGCAGCAGCAGCGTCAGCAGCACTCGCCGGTTGATAATACAAAGGAGTTTATAAATGGCTAGCAGTCTCCGAGTTAATGCTATCGTTCCTGCGAGTGGAACTAACGTCGCTATTGGGACTGCTGGCGGAACAATTACTTATGCTGCGAGTGTCTCTGGAGTTTCTACTTTTACAACAGTTAGTGCCACTACTGTAACTGCTACAACAATTACTGGTGTAGCAACTGCTGGTATTACTACTGCTTATATTGGTTCTGTGAATGACGGTCCTCTTGCTGGATTTCGTAATTTTATAATTAATGGAGATATGGCAATTTCGCAAAGAGGAACTTCATTTACAGATATTAATACTTATACTGTAGATAGATGGAGAACTTTTGGAGGTCCAATCACATTTACGGTAACTCAGCAAGATAGTATCGCAACATATTCACCTTCACGTTATGCTATACGTTTTGCTAGAAACTCAGGACAAACTCAAACAAATGATAGTGGAATCGCTCAAGGAATTGAAACAAGAAACTCTTATGCTTTAAGAGGTAAAAGAGTAACCATATCTTTTAAAGCAAGATGTGGTGCCAATTATAGTGCGGCATCTAGCACTCTTCTTGCGAGAGTATTTACTGGAACTGGGACTGATGAAAATCCAGTGAGTATGACTAGTATGAATGCGGATATAGCACAATCTGTTACTTTAACAACATCATTACAATCTTTTTCAGTAACAGGAACTCTTTCTAGTAGTCTTACACAAGCAACATTAACATTTAGTTATACCCCAACTGGAACTGCTGGTGCTAATGATTGGTTTGAGGTGACGGATGTTCAATTGGAAATTGGAGACAGAGCGACCCCGTTTGAGAGAAGAAGTTATGGACAGGAACTTTCTCTCTGTAGAAGATATTTCCAAAGAATTTATGACCCTCCAATGAGGGGTGTTGCAACTGGTGGAACTAATGGTGGAGCATCAAGACTTTGTTTATTTTTTTCTGATACTATGCGAGCTCTGCCAACACTTACTATAAGTGGAACGTTTACTTTTTGGAATGGTGCTGCAACTCAAACTGGCGGAACTCTTGCTGGTTATTTTCAAGGTGGACCTGATGGTATGGACCTTGATATTACCATCTCGGGAGCTTTTACTCAAGGTCAAGCAGTATGTGCTTATTGTCAAGCTTCAACTTCAAAATATGTAGATTTAATTGCGGAGTTATAAAATGTATCAACAATACATAGACAGTATTACAAAAGAAATATATCCGAATGGAATTAAAAGACTTTCAGATAATGCTTTTATTCCCTTTGATTCTGGTAATGTCGATTACCAACAGTATCTTGCTTGGTTAAAAGAAGGCAATGAACCTCTTCCACCAGACCCAATTTCTGAACCAGAACCTCTAACACCACAGCAAAAGTTAGAAGCAGCAGGACTTTCAATAGAAGAACTCAAAGAACTTTTAGGACTATAAATATCTAAAAACCATATAAATGTCTGATATAAGATTCAATCGTTGGTTACATCAATCTGGTACTGGCGGAGTCTATCAGGATTCCACTGGTAGAGTCGGTATCGGAACGTCAGTACCAACAAGTGCTTTGGATGTTCAGTCAGGAACGATTAAGATTGGTAATAATACTTTAAGTTCTTCTGGGGTTTCTACGTTTTCTAGTGGAATTGTAGTATCTGCTGGAACCACTGCTGCTCCATCTATAAGTCCAACAGGAGACAGTAATACCGGTATATTCTTTCCTTCTGCTGATACCATTGCATTTGCAGAAGGTGGTGTAGAAGCAGCTAGATTTGATAGTAGTGGTCGTTTGGGTATAGGAACAATAAGTGCTGTAAAAACACTTGACGTAAGAGGTGAAGCAACTTTTGGTGCTGGAATAACAGTATCAGATTTAAATTGGGGTAAGGACGCTAATCAATTAGTCTATACTTTTTCAGGAACTGCTTCTGGAAATAATCCTGCTGACGGTTGTTTAGCACTTGTAAATCCAAATGCAAATCCAAGTGCATCAAGAATTGGTTCGATTGTTTTTGGAAATAAAGTATCTGGAACAAGCGTAACTCTCAATCCTGGTATTAAAGCAGTTATTGAATGTAATACAAATACAAACGTAGCAAATGCTGCTGATACTGGTGCGTATATAAATTTCATGACTAAACTCGATAATGCAGTAAATAGAGTTCAAATGACTCTGAACTCTAATGGAGTTCTTACAAAACCTTATCAACCAGCATTTCTTGCTTATAGAGCAACCACTCTTTCTGTTACTACTGGTTGGCAAAATATTAGTCAAGGTATACTTACTGAATCTTATGATGTTGGTCCTGTTTATTCAACTTCAACCAATGGAAGATTTGTTGCACCTGTTGCGGGAAAATATATGTTTTATGCTGGTGGATGGTCAGCAGCAAATTCAAATGGAGAAAGATATGCATTTGGTGTAAAAATTAATAATGTGGGTGGTCCAGATTTCATTAGTGGAGGAAATTATTGTATTACTGATAGTCCTCTTGCACCGTATCAAATTGTTTTAAATCTTGCTGCAAATGATTATGTAGAATTATTCTATTTTAGTGCTGTTTCCACAACTCTTGGAGCAACACACTGGTTATATTGGGGTGGTTACTTATTAGGATAATAAAGACTTATAACTTATCTTCAATTGCCACAAACCTAGTCTACTCATAAAACCAACATTCGTCAAGCCCTTGACGTTTCATTTATTTTCCCTTATAATATTCAAGTCTTCAATATCCTTGTAACTTTGGGAATGAAGACCACTTCTCTGTGGTGGGAGAGGTGAGTTGGTGGTATAATAAGGAGGGTTTTTATACCCTCTTTTTTTCTATTATAAATTAATATAAAAATCATAACAAATTATGAACTTTACTGTATATTCTAAAGAGGATTGCCCATACTGCTATAAAGTCAAACAAGTTCTTGAGTTGACAGGAAGTAACTTTGTAGTATATAATCTCAATGAGCATTTTACCAGAGATGAGTTTTATGCCGAGTTTGGCGAAGGCTCTACTTTCCCACAAGTTATTTGTGATGAACAAAAATTAGGAGGATCAGTTGACACAATCAAATTCCTCAAGGAACAACAAATCATCAAATCCTGACCTAAATAAAAAGGAAGACCACTTTAATCGTGGTGTTGAACTTATACTTAATGGAGGCAAAAGAAAGCAGACTCAACCGTTTCACATCATCTTTGAGAAGATGGTTTGCTTTCTAAATCGGGAGGTAACCATCTATTTTGAGTTTTCCTTTAGATCAAGGAAGAAAAAGTAGTTTCCCGGAGCAAACACATGTTAGCAATCAGTTTAGTATTCGGTTCTTTTCTAACAGTATTGTTTCTGATTGTGGGAGTAATGCTTGGTTGGGTTGCCAGAGAATACATGATGAATCACCAAGAAGGTCCAAAACAAATTGCATACCATCCAGAGTTTTATGATAAGGATGGTGAGTTAATCGATCAAGAAATCGTATCAGTACGATTTGAGCAAGGATACTTTGAAGATGAGTTTGAAGTAGAGGAAGACGAAGAATAGTCAATAAATAACTTTAACATTATTCAACATTTTGTTCATCATATGACTACGACAACTAAAGCAAAAACACCCGTTAAAAAGACCACTTCAAAGGCAACTACTGCTAGAGTTACTGCAACTCCAAGTTTGCCAAACAACCCGTTTGTCTTTGAAGTATTAGATATTGTATCAAGACAAAAAACAAATTCCAAGAAGGTAGAAATTCTTAGAAAGTATGAGCATGTCGCATTGAAATCAATCTTTATTTGGAATTTTGATGAATCAGTAATTTCAATGCTTCCAGAAGGTGCGGTGCCATATTCTGGATACTCAGACCAAACTTCTTACAGCGGGTCTCTTACAACGAAGATTTCTGAAGAAGTTCGTAAGATGCACGAAACTGGATCTTTTTCAATCGGATCGAGTGATAAGCAAGGGCATACCACAATTAGTAGAGAATACAAAAACTTTTATCATTTCATCAAAGGTGGTAATGATTCGTTGAATAATATTCGTCGTGAGACAATGTTTATTAATATCCTTGAAGGTCTTCATCCTCTTGAAGCAGAAATTCTTTGCCTGGTGAAAGATAAAAAGTTGAATACAAAATATAATCTTACAAAAGAAATTGTTGCTGAAGCGTATTCAGACATTCAGTGGGGCGGTAGAAGTTAATCTAAATTTTTGAAGTTATTATCATGGAAAAAAATCTTATAGAAAAACCAAAGATGCCATCAGATAAAGGAGAGGCGCCCAATAAAGATTTAAACCATACCTGGACTCCCGAAGAAAAGGAATTGTTTAAATCAAAATATGGGTGTGAAGTTATCAAACAAAACTGTACTCTAGAAGAAGCAAAAGACAGTCAAGTTCCAACTGATGCTTACATAGTCACTTATCAAATTGATGGTAAAACTTGTTATGATTTAACACGCTGTGGAAAGAGATCTAATCTGTTTGATATGTATTACGATAATCTCGGTCCAGTAGTTCGTAATATTGACTGGGGTTATGGAAAGATTAATCCAAAACTCTGGGGATATCAGGCACCCGAAAAGAAAAAGCGTAAGTGATTCCCCAGAAGGGGCAAAAAATTCCGGCAAAATTTTCTCACGCGAAGATTTTATAAATTTGTATCGTATGATACAAATCATACTTGATAAATACCCACGAAAGGGAGTATAATACTCTCATCGTTCATCTGGGAAACCAGACGGAAGTAAGCCGACTCGGAACGGATTAAAACCTACTTATAGGTCGTTCATCTATGGAAACACTTCTTTTAACTTGCCTTCAAGCACAGTTAATGGTTGGGAGAATTCATAAAGTTGATATTCCAAAACAAGCAAAAAATGACTTGATTTGGGAAATTAAACAGATTACTCCAAAAGAGTGTAAAATAGACGCAAAAGCCGACTGAAGGAACGCTCTTTAACCTAAAAAACTAAGGAGAAAACCAATGAGTCGTGTAGTGTATAGAGGTGTTGAATACGATACTCAAAAGCGTATTGAATACCAACAGCAAATGCAACAACAATCCCAACAATACAACGAAACCTATCGTGGTGTTAAGTTTGTAAAGGAGGGTCATAAGTGATGCAAAAGCTAAACTTCCTACAACTTATTAAAGAACAGAAACAAAAAGAAGATCGTCGTCACAAAGCACAACTAGCACAACTTGTTGGAGCAAAGTGATGTTTGCAATATTACAAATTGCCGCAGGATCTGCGGTTGTACTTGTTTTATTGTCGCTTTATATTCAATTTTTATTTAAGTAGAAATCGGAG